ATCATGCGCACAGCTTCGCCGTCGGACAGTTTTAACATGGAGATCTCGAAGAAACTCTTTTTCAACGCCTCCCGTTCTGTGCAATGACTCACTTCAGGTGGGTATTTGTCCGGCTCAGGTTGCTCCTGCGCTGGCTTTTCTCTTAATCGCTTAAGAATCCTTCTACGTTCGGCCCGAGTAGGGGGTTTAGAGAAGTCGATAGCAGCTTCAGAGTCTGTTGGCTCCGTACAGTTATTGACAGAACTCCGAGAGGACGCGGACGCGTCCTTAAATTCCAAACCCAAATCAACGGCACGTTTCGGAACAATCTTCCACTGCATCAGGCGGGTTAAGATCGGTTTGTCGTCGCCAACTTCAGTTGCGTAAATGCCCTTAATACGCACGGTTTCCTCACCGTATTCATTAAAGTCTTCGCTTGCCTGATACCAGGTGCGTACAGCCAGCTCGTCGCGGCGCACGAACGGGCCTCCCTGCGCGTTAACATATCCAGCCCAGTCTCCTGCATCGGCTGCGTCATGCGCGGCGGCAAACTCAACGCTCAGGCCGTGCGCGGTTTCGCTGTCAGCCATGCGGCGCAGTTCTCGGTAAACCGTGACCGGCGCGCCGCCCACAAACTGGAATTGCCGGATATGCCAGCGTGCCGCCCATGCGGAAACGGCCGAGGCGGTTTCCTTAAGGTCTTTACCGCTTTCGTCGTCCGTCTCGCCGTCCAGCGCGTAGCCATCGATATTCTTGGAAATGTATTTAGCAACGTAACCCGTTGCGCTGCCTTTCTCCGGGTCGATAGCCTCGGCGTGAAAACGGGCCTTGCGGGCCTTGTCGGTCGTAAGCTCGTTGCCGTCTTCCTGCCAGGCGTAGTCGCTCATAATCTCGCGCACGCGCTCAGCCTGTTCCGGGCGCATAAACATCAGCATGTGCCAGTGTGGGGTCGCGTCGTGATGAGGCTCGGCAACACGGATTCCAAAGATGCGGATTTCTTCGCGATGCAGCTTGGCGCGAATTTTCTGCCAGACACTGCAGAGATAACGCTGCGTGTCGGCCGGGCTGGCACCGTTCCATTTTCGGTTACGATACCCGGTTTTGATTGTGGCGTGATAGCGCGCGGGGGCGGTCAGCGTGTAGAACTCGCCGATAAAGCCCATTTCATTGCAGATGTTTTCGAAGCCCCTAATGCGGGTCATCAGCTCGCAGCGGCGAATCGCCGGATTGGCCACGCTGCCGTCGTATTTCTCGATCAGGCTGATGCGGTTGCCTTCTTCGTCTTCCAGCTCCATTCCCTTCAGAAACTCACGGGTGCGGCGCTTCTGCTCACGCCACTCAGATACGGTCATGCTGCTGGCATAGGGGGTATGCTTTTTGCTGACATTTGCCAGTGCGATTTGGAGATGTTCACGCCATGATGCGGCGACGCGACGCAGCCTGCCTTTCCACCACTTTTCCGTCTGCATACGCAGGATTGCCGGAGTAACTTCCTCCGGGTCAAAAAGGCGCGATGTGACCTTTTCCCACAGTGGAGGCGTCTGGCTCAGCTCGCGGGTGATGGTGGCGGCGGTCATGTAAACACGGTGCGTGTATTTGTAATCTGACTCGTCGCTGGCTTGCGCGTGTGCCTGTACCAGCTCGGCGAAGATGAAATTAGCAACATCCCCGGCCAGTAGATCGACGTCGGCGCGCGCCATGTCAGGCAGTCGGTTGAAGCGGCGCATCAGATTGAAAAGCTGACCACCTGCTATAGCCGTATTGTCACGCTCAGTGGCGTTACCGCCGAGTAAATTCAATGTGCTCCCCTTCATTACGCCGACACGATATTGAGCGTTAACGATTTCAACTCGTGGCAATGTGCGCTCAACAAATGTCTTTGTTAAGTACGCATTAGCGCGGGCTGTTCCTTGTGTCTTTTCCAGATCACTAACGCGGCGTTTAGCGTCGAGCTGTATCACAGTCGGCTGTTTTTCGAGTAGTTCCTGTGCACGCACTAAAGCCGCAATCATCTGACTGCGGCTATGCATTTCCTCATAGGTGGGGTACGGGCTGGCGATGGCTTCCCGTGGAGCATTCCACGGGTAAGCAAATTCCTCATGCATCAGGAATTACCCTGCCGGTGTTTATTGTGCTGTTCCTCAATTTCCTGGCAGAAAAGGCAGCGAGTTACACCCAGATATGCGCGGCGGCGCTTTTCAGAAATTGGGGCATCACAGTCTTCACAAAATGAGGCGCTTATAGCAGGCGCGCGATTGACGATATTGGCGATATTGCGAGCCAGCATTTCATCGGTGCGCTGCTGCACGATGTCGATTGAGTCAGCCATTAGTGCGCCTCCTCAATCTGAGCCTGAATTTTTTCCGCTTCCTGATTAAGTAGCTCGGCTGCTTCAATGTGTGTCATTCCATCACTACGGATCTTCCATGCCAATACATTGAGGCGTGAGGCCATAAGTTCTGCACGAGCAAGACGCTCTTCCTTGCGCGCATCATTCAGCATCATATCGAGTTCAATATATGAAGCAGGTTTACTGGTACTAGGTGATTTATTCAGCATGTAATTTTCCTTTCTTCAGGCAAAGCGAATCCCGGCGGGTTTACGCCAATTAATTGCTTTGGTTATTTAGTTTGAAAGAGTCATTCGTTTGGGAAACAAACTTACAACAGCTTTCAGGTGGTTCATTGCGCGAATCAACGCGTTTCTTTCATCAGTAGTGAGATCAGTAAAATCGGCTGAGTGCCGGTCTTTACCTATGTGCGCTAGGAAAAAAATGGCGCTTAACGCTCGTTTGTTATCCTGATAATTGCTGTCAGTAACATCGCGCATTTCAGCAATAAAACGGGCTACATCTTTTTCGCAATTACCGCCCATCAGTTGCGCGCGAAGCAGTGCAACATGATTCAGCGCGGCAACACGTTGACCGGTTGTCAGTTCGACCAGCATGGAATCGCCTTCGATAGCCATGATTTGCCTCTCTTAGGTAATGCCTGTGCTTTTACTTCTGAAGACGACGGGGTTGCCGGGTTCCAGCGTTTACCGTTTTCTCCCATAATCCAGCCGTGTCCGTAAGACATAGATGGGCTTTGACGTTTTAGCCTTGCAGCCAGTGAGATCATGATTACACCTCAACTCATGCCAAATGATGCACCGATGCCGCTGATAGCATCGACAGTTGAGGACAAGGCCGGATTAGCCTGAATACGCGCCTGTACTGCCATTGCGGCCAGTGTTAAGCAGCGAATACCGCTATTAACGTTTTGCAGCAGGCCACGTTTACAGTTGGCTGTCATAGGCTCTTTAGAGGTTGCGCCTGCTGCTAATTGGCCCACTTCTGCAGTAGCTTTCATGACATACAGGGGAAATTTTTCATCAGCGACTTCGTTTACCGGCACACAGGGGAGGCACTGGATTTGCGCCAGCAAGCCATCAACTAACGTTGCATCCTCAGTGACATCGGTAAGAGCTAACACCTCTAAGACGGTAAGCTGATGCGGCTGGTCTGGATTCAGCTTATTACGCAGAGTTTGCGCACGCATGCCGGACTGCTTAGCGACGTCTTCCATGTTGTGAGCTAACGCGAATTTGCGACAAGCATCGTCGTAATGGGTATGGGTAGAAACCTTGAAATCAAACATGCTCAGATCCTTCTTAACTTGCAAAATCAAGTTATGGTTTGATGTAGCGGCATTTGATTGCCTGCTGGCGATTCTTCTCACGCCATGCAGCAACATTGATAAGCGGATTGCCATGTTTGGTCATGGTGGTTTCTACCACTTCGCCTGTCTTACGATTGGTTCGGTTCTGCGTATAGGTGAAAGATGGGGTAGGGGCGAGTAGCACAACCCCGTTAGCAATCCATTTCTCCAGCACAGATAGGCTAATGCGGTTAGCTGCAGCAAAGTCCTGCTTGGACATCGTTGGGGAGGTTGCCAGCGTAACAGCTTTGTTTACAGCGTCGTTTACCGCCTCGCTGATCGCTGGCATCAAAATCGCTGCGACATTGGCAATAAAATCTTGAGATTGCACTAAGTCAAATGCGTTCTGGCTGTTTGCATTTTCAGTATGCATAACGCAGTATCTCCTTTGAATTGTTTTGTTCTACGGTGTTTCATGTGGTGTGCTACATCCTAGATCAACAAATGACGTCTAGTAAACAACAAATGTTTATTTATTTGGTGGTGTATGGATTTTAGTGAAGGTTCAGCCTTAGAAATTGTTGAGCGTCTGTGCTCTGCCTATGGCGTTACCACTCAAAAAGCTTTAGCTGAATGCCTAGGTGTGCCAGCGGCTAATGTAAGCAATTGGGTACAGCGCGATAGTGTCCCAGGCAGTGCATTCGTAAAATGTGCTTTAGACACTGATAGCAATCTCAAATGGCTAACTACTGGCAGGCTTGCAAATGCAAGTTTTGATGAGGGGGTTAATTCTCTCAGAGGTGCGGTACTCTATAATGAGATCACTTCTAATGGTGGCAAGCCTGTATTGCGTCGCATCATGGACGCCTACGGCTTTACCCTCCAAAAGCAACTTTGTGACCTGCTTGGCATATCATCTGGCACAGTCAGTACGTGGGTGCGAAGAAATTATTTCCCAGGAGATGTGGTAGTGACTTGTGCACTCGATACAGGTGCCTCATTAGAGTGGCTCGCAACAGGGAAGGGTAAGTATCGCACTGGTTGTGCTAACGAATTAAGTGGTAATCAGATCCCGCATAAGAACTTGGCAGCAGGGGTGTTAAATGATAGCGGGACTTGGTTAGCAGATTTTAGCTTCATTCAACAACCAGTTAAAGAACCAATATTTATTTCAAGTAATGCCGAGGCATGGATTGTCGACCAGAGTGTTAAAGATATAAGTAATGGCCGCTGGCTAGTTGGCATTGATGATAAATATGATATCTATGATATAGCGCTCTTGCCGGGTAGGAAAATCAACGTGACAGGTAAGGGCAACAATTTTACATGTGGCGTTGAGGAAATAAAAACTGCTGGTAAAGTGGTGTTAACAATCACTTATAATTAGTATGAATTAAAGTTTTAATTCAGGCCTGTTCTGATAATATTTTCAATTGATTGATAGCATGATAAATTAAAAAATTTAAATTGGAGATGCATTAAGATGGATTATTTCTGGATCACTCAAAAGCCGAAATCGCAGCTTAAAGAATTGGAAGAGGGCTACATTAACTCTCGACCCTCTGTAAATTACAGTTATTATAGGGAATCAGTCAAGGATATAAGAAAAGGAGATGTGTTGTTTTTTTGCTCCAAAGGAATAATTTCATATATTGGAGTTACAGAAAGCTCAGTTATATATAGTGAAGATAATGAAGGCGAGCTATGGAGAGTAAAATTTAAGCATTTTAAATTGGAAAATCCTGTTTTTATTTTAG